GCTTAAAGTTGCACTAGAAGTGTACAATGCTATTTTGAATACTTGAGATGTATCTGCACTAAAATCCATCTCTCCGTCTAGAAGAGCGATTTTAAATGAAGTACACATTGCTTGTGTAATTGCCATGTTATGTTTCCTTAGCTAACTGGTGATCTGTATTGTCCAGAACGATATGTATCTTCGCGCAGTTTCCCATCACCAAGATTTTTTAACAGCCCCATAGATAGTACAAACATCTTCTCGTAGTTACCTATAATATCTGGTTCGCCTTTCATAAATCTTATAGCTTCTACTAACGCCCCGTTTAATAGCGCAGAGTCAAATTCATTCCCTAGCCACGTAGTGCCAGCAGTTACTATAGATTCCGGGTAATACCCGTAGTGTAGCTCCATAGAGTAGTTACTGTTAGGAGTAGGGCCGACGAGAAAAGAATCATCGTCAAAGTAAGCGTAGTGTTTAGGTACCCCCGTACTCGTATTATTGGGGTATGCTTCCCGAATAAAATTAACGTCTTTGTTTAATAAATAAGTGTAATCGCCACTACCGTCTATAACCGCTAAAGAATAAGACCATAAAAAGTCAGTCGGTATCCCTAGGTATTGAACTCCGGTGCTTAGTGTGCCAGTAACGTTTTTACGTAGTGCAGGTAGCTGTACAGAGTTGTATATTTTTTGTTCGGCTTGTTGCGTAAACATAGCGAGCTGTTCATCTGTGAACGTGTTCTCACAAATGTCTTGGATATTGATTTTTAGCTCGGTATAGTTCATAGGTTACGCCATAGGGCCACGGGCATATAACCCTTTAGTCGCACAGCCAGTGCCACGGATTTTTACTTTCCCTCCGTTTTTGTATCCAGCCATCTTTTTTACGGGTTGCCCCGTTTTAGCCGCTTCTTTTTTAGCCGCTGCCTTGCCTTTGGCGTCATATGTAAATTCTTTATTTCCTACTTTAGGCATTTTAATGTTCCTGTTAAGTTATTACTGTTACTTTACCTATAATACCACTAAGTACCATCGTATTAGGAGTTAAACTATACGGGTCAAACCCCCCGCCTACTGGATTCCACCCCCACTGTATATCTCTGCTACTGTAGTCTCCTGCCTCTCCTAAGCTAGTATCCGGTCGAGGGTCGCGTAGAGCTTGCGGGTCATTAATAGGAAACTCGCCTAACCTTAGCTGGGGGTGGTCTTCATTCCAACACTCAGGACAGGCTTTTACGTTGGTATCCCTGTTTTTAACTATAAGGCTTCGTAACTCTTTTAGCTTATATTCCCAACCGCATATATCGCAATACGCTATAGCCTTCTTACTGGAAGCAAATTGACTAGCCACGACTATAAATACCCCATACGCGGTACAAACCTAACCGATGCTTTCTCCCTGTCTTCCCCTGCGGCTAATTGAAATTGCTCATCGTAGATAGACTTTAGCATACCAACCCTTTCTACTAACTCAGGTACTTTCATAGCTATATAGTAAGCTAACCCTGCTACTAATACCGGAAAAAATCTAAAGTTCATGTCTGAGGTCTGTACACCACTTCCAGCGTCTTCAATCCTACGCATACGCCAGTAGTACAATGTGTAGCTATCGTTGTCCGGTACAGGCCAGACGTTAACTTTTGGGACATCCCGTAACCGCTCTATATAAAGCTGGATTGGCCTGCCTTGAGTTAACTTGTTTGGGATACTAGCGTAAGTACTTACACTAATACGACTTAAGGTAAGATCAGACTGAGTATTTACATTGCCACTATTTGTCCGTACCTGATGTTCGATCAAGTCTATAGTATCCGCAGGTAAGTCGTACTGCCCAGTCCCTTGGGTAAGCGCAATAGTGCCGCTGTCTATAGTCCACATGTTAATACCACGGTTCTGCCACTCAATAGTGAGCAGATTCATAGAACGTCGAGCAGTCTTTAGGTCGTAACCAGAACGCATTTCACGCCCAGCCCGTTCCCACGCTTCCTCGGCAATCTCCGTAAAGTCCATGTTAAACGCTGTAGTTCCTGATGTAGCCATTACTTACCCCATCCTGATTTAGCTTTAACTTTGGCTTTACCAGAGAGCTTGCCGTAGTGGAACAATTTTTTGGATGTATTAGACATACTTTTCCCGGTCATAAGAGTCCCGTCGGGGTGTTTGTGCATACTACCCTTGTGCTCTTTGCCGTCTTTAAAGTAGTGCTTAACGCCCATACCCATGTTTATTTAACCTTGCGTTTTGTGGGGGCAACTCTGCGTGGTTTACCCGCTGGTTGACCGAGACTTTTTTTCTCAGCTACCTTCTTTTTCTTCTCCGCGCTAGACATTTCGCCAGAGGTCTTAGGAGTCTTCTCAGATACCCGCTTGCTAGGGCGGCAATATGGGGTACCACGTCCGTCCCCTTTACTCCTACCACAAACCTCGCCGGTGCTAACGTCTTTCCAGTCCTCTTTAAACCACCGCTTTAACGAAGCACCTTTCTCAGTTTTACGTATTTTCTTACGCATCACTTACCGGCCTTTTTCTTCCGACATTTAGCAATGGCTCCCGAAGCATAGGCTGACGGGAACACTTTGTATTGCTTCTTGACTTTAGTGTAGCACGCGTCTTTTACAGTACCACCTTCCTTGTACCCACACGCGCTAGTTTCTTTACGGTAGTAGTTACGCACTATCGCATTTTACAAGCGCGTACGCCCTTAGTAGCTTTACCTGCGCCACGAACTTTACCACCAGATTTCATGTTCTTAACCTTACCACCAGATTTCATTTCAGGGCGACGGGTTTTGCCCTGCTGCTGGTTTAAGTAATCTCGTAGGCTTAAACCAGAGGCTTCTAGTTCTTCTTTAGTGACCGCTGCTTTTTGCCTACCATCTTTACCAATAAACTTGTCTGCCCCACGGCTTTTTGCTTCTCCGACAGATTTAGCCATCCCTTCAGCGACCATACCGGGAGCAGTAGCAGCTTCTCGGCGCATCATATCCGCAACGGGGGGTTTAGCCGTGCCTGTCATACCTTTTGGGTTTACGTTAGCAGGAGCGGGGGTGGGGGTTGTCAAGTCCTTAGCTTTAGTTTGCTGGGCCTTTCTTACGCCGGGAGCAGCCATTGTAGGTGTAGCCCCACTAGTTCGTTTAGCCTGCATTTCTTTTGAGGTAGGCATAGCCTTTTTAGGGCGGTTCACCATGTCACGCATAGCGTCCGAAGATACTCCGGGGCTAGCGGCTTTTGCTTTCCCGCGTTTGGCTTTGGCTTTTGCTTTGTCTGCGTATTCCCGAGCCATAGTATAACTATCTTTTTTATTACTTTTTTTCTTGTCCTTATCGGTACTACTACCATCACCAAAAAGCTGTTTAAACATATTACGCATGATTTTTGTCCCCTACCATTTAACTTTGTCGGCCCAGTACGCTGCGGAGGACTTCCCCTTGGCAATGTTTTTACCGTGCCTAGACTTAAAAGATTTACGTTTAGCCTTCATTTTTGAAGACTCGCCCTGTTTAGGCTTACCCGCAGTGCTTGCGCCTTGTTCACCAAAACGTATTATTTTCTCTTTCCCACCCTCACATGCTTTGACTACATGAGACTTTTTAGCATGGGAAGGCGTACGTTTGGGGGCGTTGCAAGGCATTGCGGCCTTATCAACTTTACCCCCTGCTTTGTAATATTTACGCATATTAACTATAAAACACAGTTACAGCGGTAATATTAGTCTCAACCGAAATCCATACATCGCTCTCAAAACGAACCCCATTATCAGGAATATTAACTGAATGAGAGTCATTTTGAAGGAAATCAAGGTCAATTAGCGTAGGGCCACCATTACCATTAGTTATGGTTAACCTACCGGGGCCAACATCATCTGTTAACACCTGTAGTTGTCGTACACGCGCAGGGCCAACAGCAAGCGAACCTGTGGTGGTTACACGTTTTGTTTGGACATCAGAACTAGACATTTAAGTCCCCTGTTTAACTAAGAGCTACGCCAACAGCGGTGACCCAAGCAGCGCCAGTGTTAATTACGATGCAATATTCGTCGTTACCGACACCGTTATCACTGACCATATATACAGTACCAACTGTGGTAGTAGCAAAGGCAGGGAGGTCGGCAGTAACTACGACGGGGATTTGAAAGCCATTATCCGAACGGACTGGGCCGGAAAAAGTGGTTTTAGCCATTTTAGAATTCTCACATGTGAGTTAAGGCAAATCTGTCTACATGTCGTCAGTCGGGTCTGTCAGATTCACCGGATTGTTTCCCGATAGGGCTAAACATACCATAGTATATGACTTTAAGTCAAAC